TGATTATGTCTGGAAGTGAATTAGCAATACCTTTTGCAAGATTCAACATAAGATTTAGACCAGAATCTACTAATTTTCCTGCATTTCTTCTTAAGTTTGCAGTAAAACTCGTCAATGCTGATAATCCCTTACTAATAAACTGCTGTGTCCCATTTGTAATACCTTTTGCCAAGTTATCCATAAAAGACACACCAAGCTGTGTTAATGCCGTGATTGCTTTTCCTGCAACAGATATTGCACTAACAAATATTCCAACCCAATCAATAGATGTTAATAATGTTGCTAATTTTGTGCCAAGCTGTGACCAGTTTGTTGTAGTAAGTGCATTATCTAATGTTGTTAATATTCCTAATGCTAATCCAGATAAGCTTGTACCAATAGACTTAACATCTATCTGGTTGATCGCACCATTCAAAAATCCACCTATTGACGTTCCTATTTTTGCCCAGTTAAGAGTATTTACAGCTCCCTCTAACATTTGAAACGGAACATTTATTTTATTCGCAAACAACCGCCCAACATTATTCCAATTCACTTCATTGAATAAGCCGTTGATACCTGTTGCAATTTTTGAACCAAGATTTTTCCAATTGATTCCCTCTATCAACAGATTCAGTGTGTTGACAATTGTATTAATACCTGCACCTACAGTACGTCCCATTAAATCCCAGTCTATGTGATCAACAAGACTATTGAATGTCCGTGTAAATGCGTTCACAAAATATGTAATCTTCGGACCTACATTATTCCAATTGATAGCATCATAGATTTTTTGCAATCCTTTATTGATGCCAGATGCAATGTAAGCTCCAAGTCCCTCCCAGTCCTCTTTTTTTATGAGGTTCTTAATCTTCTTAGCAATGTCCGCAATAGAAGATTCAATAGGAACTTTCTCAAACATATCTCCAATGGATGGTCCCGTGTATCCGCCACCACCTCCGCCACCTGTTGATGGCGTTGAGTTTGAACTAGGTGTATTGTCTTTTTCTTTCTGATACTGTCTGATTTCGTCCAGACCAGAAAGATATGTCTGCATCTCTTTATTTGCTTTTTTTGTTGCATTTGCGTTTTTCTTTGTAGACTTCGCTGCACTATTAGAACTCTTAGAAGTCTTTTGCAACGATGCAGCATAATCTTCTTGTACAGCTTTTGCTTTTGTAAAAGATTTCTGTCCTGTCAGTGCTGCTATGAACATACCTACATAAGTAATCGCTCTTGACAGCATATTTATAAATGCCGTTAATATAGGTGCTACTACAGACAGTATTGGTGCAAATGCTGTTGCTAAACTGTTTTGTAACTGAGTTAATGCTGACATCATAGAAGATATCGAAGCATTAGTAGCTGACGAATACTGTGCAAGGTTATTGATGCCTGTCATGATTCCACTGTTAACTTTAGAAATCATTCCAAAAACGGTAGAATATAATATACTCATACCGACCATTCGACCAATAGAAAAGCTTGCATTATTAGCACTGTTTGTAGTGCTTGCAAAATTCTGTGCTAGTCCTGTCAGACGTTTTCCAAGACCAGATACAACTCCACCCATTCTACTAAAGATAGATGAAATACCGCCTGTTTTTGTCTTAGCACTGTCCGCAGACTGACTGACATTCTTAAATGATGAACCAAGCCTACTATTTGTGTTAACAAGGCTTCTTTCTTTTGCATCAGTCTTAGATATTTCCTTATTTAATGCATTTAAGGCTTTCTCACTTTCTTCTGATGCTGTTTTTGCGTAGTTCCCTGTAATCGGTGCAGTACGTACTTTCTCTGTTGGTTGTGCAGTTGTTGTTCCGCTGTCTAGCTGTTTTTTCTTCGCTAGTAATTCGTCATATTGTCTGCCGAGTTTTTCCGCAGCACTCTCCAATGCTAAAAACGCAGGGGAAGAAGTTGCACTCTGATTTCTTGCAAAAATTTCTTGCTGTGCCGTTGCTACCTGCTCAAACTGTGTATCAAGGCGTTGCAAGGAATCTTCAAGAATCTGATATGCTGTTGTCTTGATATTTGAATTGCTGATTTCATCCTGCAATTGTGTTGTTTGTCCTAAATCGGTGTTTAAGGATTCAACACTCGTTTCTGTACCTGTGATTTCTGCATTTAATTTTTGTAATGCTTTTGCACTCTCTTCGCTTGCAAGACCTGTTCCACCAGTAAGCTTTGCACTTTTAGGTAGACCACTGTCTGCACTCGCTGTCGGTGCTTCTAACTGCTTTTTCTTTGCAAGAAGCTCTTCGTATTGCTGATCTAGTTTAGCCGCTGCACTTTCCATCGCTTGAAACGCAGGAGAAGATGTTGCACTCTGATTTCTGTTGAATACATCCATCTGTGCTTTTTCCAACTCTGCAAGCTTCTGTCCTATTGTTTCTATTGCTTTATCTAACGTATCAAGTGCAGTCGTCTTAATGTCTATGTTATCAAGTTTCTTTTCTGCCTGTGCGGTCTTTTCCAGTTCCTCAGCCACGGTCTTTGCTTTTTCTTCGACAACGTCCATGCCTTTTGTATCTGGTGCTTTTATACCGCCACTCATGGCTTTTTCCATTGATTTCCCAATGGTTTTTACTTGATTGGATAAACGTTTTAAAAGGGATGCGATTTCTTTCACACTTGCTTTTGCTTCGGTTGTATCAATCTCTGTTTTGATATAAATACTTCCATCCGCTTTTTGTGTAGCCATTCAATCACGCCCCTTTCCCATTCAGTAAATCGTTCAAACGTTTCTGTTCTTCTAATTCCTCTTCGGAATATTTAACATCTAGGTCAATAAGCGTTTTATTTTCTTTGTAGAACTCTCTTTCCCAATCTTCCAGTTTCTTTCCTTTGGCTTTCTTCATGCGAACACTAAGAATCTGCGAAAACAAAGACTCTCCAATTTCCATGTAAGCTCCTAAAAAAGTCCACCAATGTAAATACTGCATAGCTCGTATTTCTTTTCCAAGCACACGGTTAACAGATGGGATGATAACTGGTGCATCCTGCTCCCAATCCATTACATGAGGTTGTTTCTTCCCATCATCTTTGATACCCATGTCAATAAATTCGATGGCTTTTTCAATAGCTTCTTCATAGTCTTGTGGTGGCATATTTCCAAAATTAGCGTATAAAATGGTAAGGCAAACAATCCACTTTTCATCGTTCTCAAAGTCTGGGTCATTAAATGTTTTTAAAATGTCCAGAATTGCACGAAAATCTGTGCGTATTTCATAATCTATGCCACCAACTACTATGGATGTAGGAAGTTCCCAAACTTCCATTATTTGTGATATTTAGACGTTGCCCTTTTAATTTTCGCCTGTTTCTTTTTGATTCTCTGGTCTGTTACCTGCTCAATAACGTCCGCAATCTCAACGATGATATTCTCAATAAAGAAATCTCCACTTTCTGTTAATGTCAGCGGATTGCAGATAGCAAAAACAGATTTAGAAGCTTTAGAGTTGAGTAAGTAATCAATCTGTTCTTCTAATCTGTCGGATAATTCCAGAATATCTTTTTCTGTTGCATCTTCTGGTACTTCCATCTTTTCAAGATTTGCAACTACCTCTTCGTATCTTCTAATGATATTTAAATCAACAGGATTGAAAGAAAATCTTCCAATCTCTGCATCATCTTCATTGGTCAGTACCACATTTAAGGCACCAGTTTTGACTTTTCTTCTTAATTCTTCCATTGCTTAACCCCTATTTCCCTGTGCTTGATGCATTTACTGAACTTGTAGCTGCTGTAAATTTACCTGTTTCAACGTTGTAAGTACCTTTTGTACGTTCTCCAACATAATTGACGGTAAATGGAATCTGATAACCAGATGTATCCCCACCGTATGATGTAGGTGTTACATAACATTCCTGCTGATATGCTTCATAAGCTCCACTTGTAGCTTCTTTCCACATATGCACTTCTACAGCATTTGTCTTTAAGTTGTCGTCTGTGTAACGATTATCAACAATTTCCTGTAATTTCTGTGATAATACAGAGTCAGCTTCTGCATAATAAGGGTCAGCTTCAGAAGATACTTCGTATCCGTTATGTTTAAAAGTTGATTCTCCGATGATGTTTTTAGATGTTTCTGTGTCTGGATTCAGTTCGACATTGTACTCTTCTAAGTCTTTTCCCAGACGTTCATAACCAGATGTTCCGCCACAAAGTGAACCAGAATCTAAGAAATGAGCCATATATTTACGTGCAATTTTGCCTGTTGTAACTGCTGCCATTTTGATTCTCCTTTATCTTTTCAAGGTTAGTGATCTGCTCCATAATGCAGACCAGTTAATGTGTTATCTATCTATCAAAGTCATTTTGGTATCGGGCAGAAATGTTGATTGCCCAATTCTCGGACTTGTTTTCGTTTGTGCTGTCCAAATATGCAGGTGTCTGTCTGTCAATCGTTAAAAACTTTCGATTGCCTATCAGAGCCGGATATTCTTCTAGCTTATATGTGTTGTTTTTAATTGTGATTGTTTGCTTTTCCAACCATTTACCAAGGTTATCCAACCACTCTTTCGTGTCTGCCTTACGTTTTGCATTAGCACCGCTTATACGGTAGATCACACAAAATGGATACAGACAAACCTGTGTGACGTGACCAGTGATACTTTCTTTCTCACTCTCGATCACTGCCCCATTCACAGGGAACATTGCCTTGCCGCCTGCATCATCCAACATTGAAAAAGTGATCTCTTCTCCCTCTCGAATGTTCGGATACTGATTTATCAAGTCAGTTAGAGCTGTTGTTAGTACGTCAAAGCCGTCAAGATCGTATTTGACTACCTTTTGTTCTTCTGCCATTAGTTACCTCCTGCCTGCTTCTTAACATGAGTAACCCATGCTTTACCGTGATTCTTCTTTGCTGTTTCAAACCATTTTGGAGTAGCTTTAGGATTGGAATAGGACAGGTCTTCTTTTGCATTGGTTTGTCCTGCAAATTCAGAAACAAGAACCTTTCTTGCCCCTTTTCTTGCCCATGGAGAACCTGTTAGTTCATCAACCATGCCTTTACCGTAGTACAAAAAACGCCCCATCGGTCCAGTACCTGCACATACCATCCCAGTACCTGCAAGAGAAGCACTTTTTGCCCTTGTCACATTTATGAATGTACCTGTTTCGTGTGGCATATAAGGGATCATATCGGTCATAATTTGACTATCCAGCCAAAACTGAGCATGCTGTATCTGGTCGTCAAATCTTTCAAGGCTGATATTTGCAATCATGTTAGATGTATTTATATTGACATTTCCTAATTTCTTTTTAGCCATATAACCACCTACTTCGCCATAACTTCAAAATGCGGAATAATATCATAAAAAGCACTGCCAGTAATCGCAAAGACATAATCATACTTAAGTTTCATCTCTTCGTAAAAACCGTCAATATAATCATCGTCTGCAATCGGTTCTTCATTTTCCCATTCTCCAACAATAAAGAAGTCAAAACCATTAGCCTTAGAACTAAATGTAAGTGTCTGTGGTAACTTATCATTTGCCTGTTTAGACCATTCTTTAGGTGTTAGCCATAATTTACTCCCTACCATCTTTTGACCGTCTTTTAATGCATACTGCACGTTTAATACAGCATTGTCCTGCGAGTCAGAGCCATATTTTGCAATGATGCTTGCTTTATCCATGTTAAGATTGCAATTATGCAAAACGGAGGGATACCATGTATCGCCCTGCTTACTCTCATATCTATTGAAAAGTGTAATTGTGTCGTTATACATCGTATCCCTCCGTTTATAATGCACCTGCTCTTTTAAAAGCTTTAAAAATCTTTTTAGACTGTAAAGCAAACCAGTCAATCATTTCTTCATTATTTGCCCAACAATCTGTGTTGCAGGACTGCCCATCTAAACCACTTTCGTATAAGAAAGCGTGCATAATTTCATGTCTAAGCAAACTTTTTTGAACCGATTCAAGGTTTTCCACGGAATCTACACTTCTTTCAAAAATTGCAACAACTATTGTTTTGTTTGAATAATCGCAATAGCCATTTAATTCTTGCAGTTTTTCATCTTCGTTCTCGTGTCTGAATCTGATTTTATATGTAGTTCCTAAAACATTTACTTTACAATCTTTCATAAATACTCCGTTGGGTACATTCCCATATACAGTAGACTTACTCCGTTGGCATCTGCGACACCCGATAAGTAGTCTCTTATTGTGTCAGAGTATAACTGCTTTTGTGCTTCTTTATCCGCTAGACACTTATCTATCAACGTAGCCGTGCCTGTATTACTGGAAGTCACATAGCTTATACTCTCGTTTCCTGCACTCTTAGATGCTACCTGCTTGCTCATCACGGTCCCATCTTCTAACGTGATGTAACCTTGTGATGCTTCAACTCTCGTTTCTGCCTGCTCAATCTTATAACTGATCGTCAGAAGCTCGCAAACACATCTTTTAACTGCTTCTGCATCATCTTCATCTGTTGGAAAAGCAATCTTAAGCTTTTTGACATTGTCCACGCCTGTTGTGGCATTATCTATCTTCTTGCAAGAATCCCAGACCAGACGATTAAAGTCTGCTTCTGGGATTGCTTTCTCTCCAAAAAGGGTTTTGTAATATTCATAGTCAACATAATTTGCCATGAAATCACTCCTTTTTATCCGTTGGATTTAATAACACCCATGCGGATATTCTTCTGGTTAAATGCTAAAGACCAGTTTGCTTTAGCTCCTAACTCTGCATTTGTAGGAGACTCTTTTGCGATCTTGTTAGAATTAATAGAAAATCCGTTAGGATGTAATACATAACCCTGTTTTGTATACAGCTTTTCGATACCGGCAGATGTTTCTGGGTCATAGTCTGTATAATAAGGATTTTCATAGTTTGTCTTATCACAAGTCAATACTGAGCCTGTACCAAGCATATAAGTTTTGTATACTGGGTTTGTTCCTGCTGTATCAACTGTAAATCTGTCTGTTACCAGTGGGATAAATCCACCGATTGTAGGAAGATTTACTTCTCTTTCTACTGCGTTAGCAATAGTGTATTTGTTGTAGTCAACAAGTCCCATTGCTTTGTACTTTGCATAAATGTAAGAGTTTAATACAAGTAATCCCATCTTGTCAGCGGAATCTCCTAAAGCTTTCTGCTGTGCAAAGATAAGTGTTGTATCGTCAATTTTGTTTACATCTCCAACAGTACCCTCGCCAGTTAAAGATAAGTCTGTAATATGGTTTTCCATACCAGACAGACTTAAAACTGCATCAACTGTAGCCATTAAGTCACGTGTTCTTACCTGCTTATAAAAGCTTGCAACAGAGTTTGCAACATGAGTCATAGGGTCGGCACCTGTTAACTCTTTTGTAAAGTCTTTTGCTTTCCAAGCTTTCATTCTCTGAATTAACATGCAAGTCTGTTTCTTTCCTGTAATTTCAACAGGCGTATTATCTGTTTCTCCATCGTTGTTTAAAGCCTGTGAGTCCTGTTCATCAATCGGTGTATAGAATGGAATTGTTGCGATATTTCCTTTTTCTCCGATTAAATCCATGATTGTATTGTCCTGTGCTAACACACCAGATGCAATAATTGCATCGTTCCATGTTGGGTTTTCTGACATAAACTCAGAAAAAACCTCTGGGTCAAAATCAAAACCGCCAAATCTTCCTGTTCTTGGCATAAAAAAAGTCCTTTCTACCCTAAATAAGAATAGATAAGGACTTATCTTTGTCCCATCTACCTACAACTATTAAGGGATTTTAGGTTAGCGGCTCACTTCCATATTGTGAGTCGGTATTATCTATCTGTCGTTTAATAAGGTTGCATAGTAGTCTGGGTCCTCTGCCTTAAGCTTCATTCTGTCGTCTAAAGACATTTCCCTTAACTTCTGTGTTCCCTTTTTCTGCTCTCCGCTGTTGAACTTAGTTGTAAAGCTTGGGATCTTAACATCTGGTACTTTCTTTTCATCAACCAAGATGTTCTCAATTGGTTTTCCATCTTTAGTAGTAAGTTCTTTAAATACATCTTCTGCATTTTTCCCATTCTCTTCTTCTAATTTCTGAATCATCTGGGAACGGATAGAGTCTTCTGTGATTGCATTTACAAATTTTTTATCAGATAAGAAATCTTTTACTTTGTCTCTTAACTCTGTCTGTTTAGCTTCTTTTGCTCTTGCTTCTTTTTCATCTGCAAGTTCCTGTGTTAATGTTGTAATCTTGGTCTTAAGACCGTCAACATCTTCTTTCTCTAAGTCGGCTAATTTAGACTGCACTTCGTCTAAAGATGTTTTGTATTCATCTTTTTTCTCTACCTGCTTATTGTAGTCAGCTACAGTCTTATAGTTTTCAGACATTTTCTTTTTTAAATCCGCTTTTTTATCTTCTGGGATTTCGATTCCTAATTCTTCTAAAATCTTTTCGTAATTCTGCATATATATCCTCCTACGATATTTGTATACCGCTCGTCTGCGGTAATGGATTAAGGCTTATAAACCTAAGCCAAGGTAAAAGAGAAGAGTGGACTTGAACCACTCTTGAGCCTTTAACTCTCTCTTAAAACTTACGGGAGGAGGTTAGTTGATTGAATCACATGAGCATCAAACAATCTACTCTTTTATTGTAAGATATGGAGACTCTTTTTTTCTACTCATTTTTCTAATTTTTTTCACGAAAAAAGCACCATGCGACAACATGATGCTTCAACGTTTTTTGGAGGAGTATGAAAAAATTACAGCTCTACCAATAAAGGGTCAGAAAATAAATGTTATTGATCGCCACTTTTGTGGCTAATGGAAACAACAGGATTCGAACCTGTGACTGTCCACTTATGAGGTGGATGCTCTAACCAACTGAACTATGTTTCCACGGACCTCGTGAGAAGTCCTGCCGTATTATACTTTATAAAATCAATAAGAAAAAGGGTTGTAACATGAAAAATCTTCGAAACAAATCACATACTAGCAAGTAAAAAATGATTTATTCAACAACAACTATTATTTGTTACAAGTATTATTGTAAATGCTATACTATGGATTTTTCAATACACTTTTCATAAGTTTTTTCAAAAATTTCTTTCTTGCATGGATAGATTTCTCCATTTACGCCAGTGATAAGCATATCATCTTTTGTCATGAGAAAATCTCCCTCTAGTGTTGGGATAGTGTAAGAATTGCTGTCACATTGTCTAATGATGTAACCGTTGTACATAAACTTAATAGGCATACCGTCAACTACAGTATCAGCGTTCTCTGCTCCGATTCTTACAAGCTCTTCGAACGTGATTGCTTCTACTTCAACAGGCTTCTTTACATATTTACTCATATATCAGCTCCTAATCTACAAACATCCAATCTTCCGCTAACATATCAGCCTGTGATGCTAACCACCCCATCTGTACACCAGATGTTCCCACAAATGCCACTGCTTTATTTCCGATGGCTTCATGATCGCAATTAACAATTGTTTTGTCTGCTGTATTATATGAAATTCCTGTTGCTAACTGGATATACTGATTCTTTCCGTTCCATCCTTTTCTCTTAACTTTAAGTCCACGTTTCACATACTTGATAGCATCTCCGAATCCAAACGTTGCTTCTCCACCTAAAACTGGGCAATTTGTTTCATCTGCGATTAGCCATTCATTAGACAAAATGTTAGAAAGTGTATATTCAACCCTCTGTGTCTCTCTAATATCAAGTAAATCTCCCTGTCCTTTGTCAGCATCTTTTGGTCTGCACTGCATCATAATTGATTGCTTTTCTGCATCCCAGAACCAATATCCTCCCCAACTTGGAAGTTTTACTTTACGCCCTGCTTTCATTCTTTTAAATGCTTCTGCAAACGACATGCCGACATCTTCCACTACAAGTTGTACTCTATAGCCGTCCTTGTGTACGATTCCATCTTTTCCATCTGTAATTGATGCAATCAGTTCTCCATCTTTTGTGATATTTAACTCTTTAAAATTTATACCGTCAATTATCATTCTTATTCTCCTTTACATCTCAAACTTGACATTTTCCCACTTCTTGTAAGCGTCCATGTACAGCTCGCTTTCATCTCCGTTGAATGTCATTTCATAATACATGCCATCAGATAATGTCGTGCTTAACAGTGCTTTGTGGTTCTGTAATGTTTTGGAATACCAAACAACATACACGTCATTCATTGTAATATGATTGTTGTCTGTCTTGTCCATATGTCCGTTCACATAATCAACAATCTTTGCTTTGCATACCGCTAAATATTCTCTACTTCCCATTTTTATTCTCCTTTATTTCTCGTGTGTTGTCAGTGCGTTTATTAACTCGTCTCGGGTTTTTTTTAGGCCCTCGATGTTGTTCCCTGTGATTTTGTTCTCAATCAAATTAAACATACTTTTCATGACTAAATTAACATCGTCCTGTTGGCTGTTAATTGTGTTGTAGTCACTGTTAAGCTTCCGTTTAATATCTTTGATGTCTGTCTCTATTGACGTTATACGTTGCTCTAAATCGTCCGTAGGCTTCTTGTAATGCTTATAGGCTTTATACAATACACCTACAGCTCCACCAATGGTTATAATCCACCCACACGCAACCATGAATTGATTAATAGTTTCCAAATTATTTACCTCGTGCGTTATTATACCTAGTCGCTGCACCTCTAGCGGATGATGCTTGACTTCTGTCCCATCCTGCGGTGTTGAGTCTTTCGTTTTGTGTCTTAAGATTATTCTGCTTGCAGTAATCTTTATAAGCTTGATTCTGCTTCTGCAATAGTGCAGCCTTTTTCTGATACTCCATGTCAAGCTCATGCTTTAAGGCTTCGTCCTTTGCATTATCCACAGCCGTTTTCATGCCGATTAACTGCCGTTTCGTCTTTCTGATACGTCTTTCAAGTTCTCGCTGTCGTTTCCGTTTCTCATATTCCTTGCGATTCTCTTCGCTGTCAAAGTCCTCGAACGGATTGTTTATTCCATCCCCCGGACCGTGGGAGTGTCGGCAGTTTGCCCCATGGATTCCCTGCACATTCCCCATACCACAGACCGAAAAAGGTGGAAATCTTGGGTCGTTACCGCTTTTGCTGTAAAACTTGCCTTGCCACCAGAAGTGATTGGTCAAATTGTCCCCACCGTTTCCAATTCTGGCTCCCAGATGGGCAGATGTGAGAATTATATCCCAGTCCATCTCGTCCATACGTGCGTCTGTGATTTCTGCTGCCATCTGGCTTACACCAGTACGGACCGCTCTCGCTGTAGCTGTCTCTATGCTGTCTCTACGTCCACTAGGATATGTTACGTCTGCACCCTTGTCTATAATATCGTTAACAGCTTCTTTGACCGCTTCTGTGTAGCTCGTTGTGCCACTTGCAGTTTGGTTATATGCCTTGTCAACTGCATCTATGTAGTTGTCGTGGCAGGCGTTCGGCATTGTGCCGGTGTAGTTATGCATCTCTCCCTTGGTCTTTTCATAATTCCTCTGTAATAGTCTCTGTAGATAAGGACTTTCCCCGAGTGGTTTTGGTTCAAGACCTGCATTTTTATACACTGCATCGTCCCACTCTATAGCCTTTATACCTGCTTCTTTCATAGTCCTTGCAATTGTATCAATGCCTATCTTTGTTGTCTGTGCAATCTCTTTCTGCACCGCTTGCAAGATATACCCTGCATCCTGCAATACATCCATCTGCCACTTGTCAATAGGCGTAAAAAGGTAAACTTCCCCACGTCCTAGCCTTATCATCATTCGTTCGATAATCACAGATACAATTTTGTTATGCAATTCTTCCGCCTGCTTCTCTGCTTTCTCTGGCACATACCATAAGTAATCTGGCGTTAGCATTATTCTTCATCTCCCCCAAATAAGTCTGGTTCTTTTGGCTGTGCTTCTGCTACTAATGCTTTCGCTTCTTCTTCGCTAAATCCCTCAAATTTGACTAAGTAATACCAGAATGGGACTTTCCCTGCAACAGTAAAGCTATACCATCTTGATCGGTCCTCATTTTCGTTGTATGTAATATCCCCAAAGTCAAACACTATTTCATACGTTCCAACAGGGGATAATTGATATAAGTCTGCAAATATACTAAGTGCATTTATTAACTCATTCATGCACTTTTGTAATTTATCTCTCATATCCTTAACCGTCTGAATAGTTCTCTGCTGATCTGCTTCTACCCATGTAGCTGTTTGTATACCTGTTTTTTCATTGAATACAAAGTAACCATTGGAAAATCCGCATTTATATCCAATTTGACTTAACAATGCATTGATACCCTCTATTCTTGCAGATGTATTTAAGGATGGATTTACTTCTTGATAAAATCCATCCATTCCAGTCCCGTTTACGTTTTTAACGTATTCTGGTAATTTTAAACGCTTCTTGTTTCGTTCAACACCTGCCTGCATATCTTTCACAGGTGCGCCACTTTCCATGAGCCTGTCAGAATCAATAAGAACCATTCGCCTACTATCAAAAATTTCTGTTGCGTTTCTGCTGTATGCTATATCTAAATCCTTTAATTCTTCTATAGCATCATAGAAGATAGGTAATCCAAGACTTGAATCCTCATCTACACTATTTGCTTGTGGTGTCCGCAACACTCCATATAATCGTTTACCATCTAAGTTTGCGAGTCCTACATCTTCAAGTTCGCCTTTCCAAGGTGTCTCGTCTATGTCTATAGGCTTTCCTGTATCATTTGCATCTTTAGAAGCATAACAACGATTAGTTATCTGATACACATCTTCGATATAACGATGATATTCAAGTTTTGTGTAGTATGTTCTACCATCCCCGGACACTTCCCTGTTGATAAACACAATACCTTGAATCTCTCCGTTGCTCTCATCTGTTACAATAAAATCTTTAGGAGTTATAAGGTCTACACTCTTGCCGTTTGGTTTAAGTATTACGGTACCGTATGCGCACGCAAATTCTGTCCAGTGCCTTATCTCTCCAAGCACCTTGTTAATTTGTTTCTGTAACCAGTCAGCTCTTGCACTACCGTCAACAGTTATTCCTATCGCCAATGTTGTAAGACGTCCCATTTCCGAGCAAACAGCTTTTGCAAAATTAACAGTCTTGATATGTTCATCATCATCTAACCAGTATGGCATACCTTTATAGATATACATACATTTTTCTACTGTCCTCTGCATTTCCAAAGATGTTACAGTATTAACTTTAAAATCGTCTCTTGCCCTTTGTCTAAAAAGGGCACTCAATATCTCTTTCATTCTGCTTATTATACCCATCTATTCCACCGCTATCAGTTTAACGTTTCCGATTTTTGTTTCTATATTTCCTTGTATCAAATCGCCATTAATCGTAAGCCAAGCCCCACCATCATGGATAGATATTTTTTCTATATCCTCGATGCCTAACATTACATTTCCAATTTGTATACAAGTTACATCTTTTAGCTTTATCATCATTGTTTTTGTCTCCTTTATGCACTCTCGCCACGTCTCATACTCATTGGACTTGTCGCATACCTTAATGCATCAATAAAATGATCGTTGCCGTCTGGATAATCTGCCTTGATTTCTCCGTTTTCATCTACCTCATGCTCGTAGCTTATTACCTCTTCATACAGCCGTGGAGTTCTCGCAGGGTCTATGACTAATGTCCTGCACTGCAACCATTCATAAGAGTATTTACGACTACCCGGATATACGTTTGTTTTGTTTGCCACAAGTCCTGCATCTCTAAAGTCTAAGATGCTTTCTATCTCGTCAGCTCCACAACTAATACTATAGTCGTTGTATCCCTTACCTATAATCATCTGTGACATTGCAGTGTTGCGGATTTTTTGACCGCCCAACTCGTCTATGCACAAGATTTTTTGTGATGCAGGCATATATGCACATCTGACAAAAGCTTTCGGGTCTGGATAGTATCCCCAGTCCTGCCCTTGGTATATTTTTTCCTGTCTTTCTATCTCTTCGTCCGTGATTGTGCGGATTTCCAGAAGTTCGAAAATGTTTGTACCAAGTCCTACAGGTATTCCCAGATACTCATGCTTGTATGCACGTTCATTCGTTTCTTTTAAGTAGTCTGCATCGACATAGAACTGAGGTCCTAACCACTCCGCAGGAACCGTTGTATAATTACTCTTATGCCTATAGCTGTCCTCTCTTACTTCTGCTACATACTTATTCGCCCAGTTATTAATGCTGATTGGTGGGTTAAATGTCTTAAATACAACAAACTTAGGACCACCACGCAATATAGACTGCTGTACTGTTCTGATTTCTTCAATGCCTGCGAACTCGTCTAATTCCTCGAACCATAAATATTTTATATATCCTTTAGACACCTTTACAGACTTTGACTTTTTAGCTTTGTCAAGACCTCTGTACAGTATCTTTTGTCCTGTCGGCTTGTATGTGTGTTGCATAGGGCTTACAGACGATTCCCACAGATCAGAAACACCTAAAGCATCTATTGCCCATTCTATCTGTTCAAATACTGATGATCTGCAAGTATCTTTTACCTTTCGATAGACCGCGGCATTTGTAAATTCTCCGTTGGTTTCATCTTGCATCATGCCCAACACAATCTCCACGGACACAAACGAGGACTTACAAGAACCACGACCACCATACAAATCATAATAGGTATGCTTGCCGTCTTGAATGTCCCAATGCACCCTATAAAAAGATGGAGCAATCACATCTGTTAGATTAACCATGTAACCGCTCCTTTACTCTCTAGGAATATTATTTACTATTGTAATTCCCTCTGTCTTACTCTCTTCCTGCTTCTTGTCTGCATCCCAGTGCTTAAAGTTGTTTCTTAGGTTAAATTGTGCCCCAGAACTTCCCTCTTTGTCGTACAATCTGCCCTCTGCATACTCTTCCACTCTGCTTTTCGCCCGTGTGATTGTGTCAAGAAACTCTTGTTTTTCATTTTGGTAATACAACAAATCCGCTCTAGATGTAAAACCAAGGTGCAAAGCCAATCCGGTAATTGTTGGCGGTTTCCTGTTAATCATAATAGGATAGCCGCTTTTATTTCTTACTATCTTACCATCTTCTTTTAATACTTCGCCCTCACATAGTTTAAAGTACTCATCTATCTTTTTTTGCATAGTTTTAACACTTTTATACTTTGGGGGTCTTCCACCTGTACCCATTGCCTCACTTCCTTTCATGATCTACAACTCTTATATTCTTTTGTGCTTGGATTCCTGCTTTTATATTTGTCGCAGGTGCATAGATATGCATTGTATATTCTGTCATACTTGCCTTCATTACACATATAGTAGTTCTTTGTATTACTTCCTAGTAGATACATACATTCAGCACAGCATATACTTCTATCTTCCATCCTGCACCTCTTTCTTGTACTTACTGCATACACACATATGACTACACTTTATATTTACAAGTACCACTTCCGTCTTATCCTCTGGGATAGCTCTTCTCTTTGTCTCTGTCACGATCTCGCAGTACACGCAATCGTTACAGCAATTCTTTAGTTTGTTATTAATCAAAAAAAGACACCTCCCACTATGGTTTTATCTAAGATAATTATACCATAGTGGGAAGTGCCTTTGTTTACACTCTTTTTATTCTTCCAAGTACTCCATAATTTGCATAAATTTTAAATTGATTTTTCAACACTCCTTTTCTTTTTGCCGATCTCCTTTAACTGTCTTTATTATACATAATATTTATGTATAAGCCAACACTTTTCAGATAAAATATTTTATCTTTTCATCGTCTGTTATTTCTATATCAATTACATCATCTACATTTTTTCTAAGCATACAACAAATAGCATTAAGACTTTTCATATTTATTGGTTCTCCTCGCTTTATCTTTGCAAGTGTTCCCTCGCTTAAATACTTGTTTTTTCTTATTATATAAGAAGTATACCCTTTTTTCTTTAATTCTTCCTGCACATCTAATTTGTATTTTATCATCGTTTTTCCCTCCTTTTGCATTATTATAGCACACTCATGATTTTACATCAAGAATTTTATACATAATTTTTATGTACTTTTCCATTGACATATACATAGATTTTATGTATAATAAAAGTAAATCAAGAGAACAAAGCAATCAGAAAAGGAGATAATAAGATGAAAGAAGCGATTAAAAAATTAGAATCAAAAGGATACTACATTGACAATCAGTTTGACGGATGGTTCGGAACTTTTCCAGACAGATTCGAACTCCACAAAGGAGATGAAATCGTTATGGATAATTTATCAGAATCACAGGTTATTAGCTTAGCAGAGATTTTATAAGTCTCTGCTAGACAATTTAGGAGGTGCAACCAATGAAATATTTTACAGCCAAAAACTTACAAGAACTTAGAAAAGAATACAAAAA